ATGGAATTCTTCGACCGACCACCGCCCGCGCCCCTACCTGCGCCGCGCATACGCGAGCTGTACGCGCGCAATCCAACCGCCGAGGCCTGCGCCCTCGCCTGGGAGATTTGGCGCCTGCAGCGAGTCATCGTGGCCTTGGAGGCCGGCTTGCGCAGCGCCGGCGGACTGCGGCACCGCCAGGACATCATCGACCGCGTGGCCGAGCTGCGGGAATACGTGGCCGGTGAACCGTGCTTAAACGAAGCGCTGGCCGTGAAACCAGGCGCGAAGCGCGGCGAGCAGCGTTAGCGCGGGACACGGACGAAAAAAAACCCCGCACGTGCGGGGCTTGGTCGGGGCGGCGCAATGGCCTATTCGCCGCCCTCGCCGGGGATGGTGTAAGGCTTGAACTTGACCACCTCCTGGCCGATCCATTCGTTGATTTCCATAAACTTCGCTTGCAGCGGCTCCAGTTCGTTGCGGGCGAACACCTTGGCCGCCGATATCGGCGTGCCGAAGCCCCCCGAGTTCGACGGCACCAGACCCATCAACTGCGGCGGCACGCGGTGCGCGGCCAGCACGTCATCGCGCGACACGTTCTTGATGTTGAAAAAGTCATCACGCGCCGCAACCTCGCTCACCGGAATAATCTGCATCCCGTCCTTTTTTCCGCCCGGCGCGTACACGAACAGATTGCGGAAATTGCCCGGCCCCTTGGCCTCCTTCATGGCTTTGCGGATGTCGTCCACATAGGTCTCATCCTGCAGCGGGTCCGTCACGTACATCACAAAGCCCGCATGACTGCCGTTGAGGTAATACTTGCGGCGAAACAACGTTGCCGCCTCGTTAAGCCATGCCGAGTTGAGCGCCGCCAGGTATTCGGGCAGGCCGTAGACTTCCTGGTTGATGTCCGGCTGCATCAGATGGCAAACCGTCCCGTCCTGAAACTGGTGCTCCTGGCCAGCGCTGGGGATGAAGTAATACCGCCCAGGTTCCACGCCGCGCCGCGTGTACTTGGCCAGCGCGTGGCGCGTCCCCAGCAATTTTCCGGTCACGCTATCCAAGCGCTCCGCGTAGGCATTGCCGAACGTCAGGAAGTCCACTGCCATTTTTAGGCAGGTCTCGCGCCGGAATGCCGAGTGCGGCTCCAGCGTGGACGCCAAAATATTGGCCTTGAAGTAGATTGCCGAGCTGTGGTGCGGGCTGGCGCGGAACGTCTTGGACAGGCCGCCGAAATGGACGGGCGGCTCATACCATCGGCCGTTGCGCCAGCATTCCAGATATTCCAGGATTTCGCGCCGGTCCAGCACGGGCACGGGATCGCCGAAGGAAAACACTTCGGCATTAGCGGGCGCAGCTGCCGGCTGCGTATCGGGCGCGGTAAACGTGGCGCGCGGTTTGCGTTTGCGTGTCATCCGAATAACTCCATAAATCCTTTGCTGGCGCCGGAGGCGCCTTCCAATGGTTCCCAATCCAACGCGTGCATGAGGGCCCAGGCCAGGTCGGCGTGTCCTGTCTCGCTCGCGCGCCCGGCGTCATAGGTGACGCTGCGGCCGCTCGCGGTCATCGTCTTTCGTATCGCCATCATGGATTGCGCCAGATCCGTGGCGCCGGCGTCGAACTCCAGGCGCTTGTTGCGGATCACGTCGCCAGCTTTGAGCACCAGGCGGCCCTTGACCTCTGGCGAGTAGCTGTAAGCCCGCGCGGCCGGGAAAAACTGCTTGACCAGCTGATATACGCCCTGCCCCATGCCGGTCGCGTCGATACCGATGTATGCGACCGCGTACCGCTCCGTGATTTCCTTGATCTTCTTTGCCTGGGCGGCAAAGTCCATGCCACGGAATTGATGGTGCTCAAGTACGCGGAACTTGCCGCCCGGCGTGCGCGGGGCCGCAAGTACCACGCACCCGGCAGAATCGCCCGTAAGCGAAGGGTCATAGCCCACCAGGACCGGGTAATGCGCGTAAGGACGTATCAGGAACTTTTGAACGTCAACCCATTCAACCATCGCATCGACCATGCAGCCCTGCAGCATCGCCAGCGGGAAGATGGACGCCGTATCGTCAATGAACCCGCACATGAGCAGGTTTTCGAACTGGTCCGGGCTGTATTCAAGGCGCAGCTCTTCAATGTCAAAGAGGTTGCAGCCCCCGGCTTCTGCGTCCAGGATGGTGACGATCTGGCGCCAGATGCGGTCATCGCAGCGGTGGCCATTCTTTAGGATCGAATGCGCCAGCTCGATGGCCACTTGATCGCGCTTCGCCCGCCGCTTGTTGAATACCTCGCCTGTCCAAAGCGGAAAGGCTTCGTGCGCCATGCTCGACGGCGTAGAGAAATACGTCTTGCGCCACTGCTTATGCAGCGCCATGCCGCTGGCCACTTTGTTCAGCTCGCCGAACTTGGGCACCCAAAAAAACTCATCAAAGTAAAAGTTGCCGTGGTAGCTCTGAGCGGTGCGCGCGTTCGTTCCCAGAAAGTACAAATGCGCCCCATTGGGCAAGACAATGGGATCGCCTTTCAGGTCTATATCCGCCGCCTCGCGTGCGAACTGGATGATGTACTGCTTGAAGACGTGCGCCTGCGCTTTCGAGGCGGATAGAAAAATCTGATTCCGCCCGGTCGCAATCGCATCAATCAAGGCCTCGCGTGCGAAGTACCAGGTCGCGCCGATCTGCCGGGATTTCAGAATCATTCGCGTGCGCTGATCACCATTGCGCAGCCAGACCTTTTGATAGTCAAAGAGCGAATCACGGAAGGCCTGCGATAGCTTGGCCGCCTGGTCATCGCTGATCGCGTTGCGCTCTGGCTTGCGCTTGGGCGCAGCATTGCGGCGCTCGATGTTGGGGTTGAGGGTCGATTCGCGGCCGTCGTCGTCGTACTTGCGCACGCGCGCGGTTTTTTCCAGCTGCCGCCCAAGCAGATCAATTTCTTTGAAGTCGCGGCCTTCCTTTTCCGTCTTGGCGATGAGCGTGCATAAGCGCGCCTCCAGCGCTGATTCCACGCGCTCGACGGGCGAGGCCGCGTCCCAGCCATCGCGCGTTTTCCAGCTATGCACCGTCGTGCGCTTCTCGCCCAGGTGGCGCGCGATAGACGAGACGCGCCAGCCCTGCCAATACAGGTCACGGGCAACGCGGCGCGGGTCGATGTGGTCGGTCGATTGCAACATGCCGCCATCCTGCCGGGGTTCTCCGCGCGCGCGTGAGGCTGGGTCTTCTGGAAGGCGCTTGCACAACCTTAATGCGTTGAGCGGCGCGTCCGCCGGGGCCAGTATGGCAACACCCGAACACCACCCACCGAGCACACCCTTATGGATAAATCCCGTTGGTTTACCGTGGCCACCGAAGGCCAAACCACCGATGGCCGCAACATCCTGCGCGCCTGGCTGGAACAAATCGCCGAAACCTACAACCGCGACACCTACGGCGCCCGCATCTGGATGGAGCACATTCGCGGCCTGGTGCCGGAAAGCCCGTTCAAGGCGTATGGCGACGTGCTGGCGGTGCGTACGCAGGAGAACGGCGCTGGCAAGCTGGAACTGCAGGCGCAGCTCGATCCCACGCCCGAGCTGGTGGCCATGACCAAGGGCCGCCAGAAAATCTATACGTCCATCGAGCTGCAGGAGGATTTCGCCGGTACGGGCAAGTGCGGCCTGATCGGCTTGGGCGTCACCGACAGCCCGGCTAGCCTGGGCACGAGCATTCTGGAATTCGCGGCCAAGAACCCCGCCGCCAACCCGCTGGCCTCGCGCAAGCAGTCCCCCAACAACCTCTTCAGCAGCGCGCTGGAGACGGCGCTGAACTTCGACGCCGACCCGCAGGCGCCGGATGAGGCCGCGTCCGCATTCCAGGCTATTGGCGCGTTCTTCCGCGCGCTGCTGCCCGGTCAATCGCAGCAAGCTCCGCAACAGCCCGCGCCTGCTGCATTCACGCCCGGCGACGTTGACGGCGCGGTGCGGGCTTTCGGCGCGCTCGAAAAGGCGTTCAAGCAGACCACGGACGGCCTGGCGCAATCCATCGGCCGGCTCACCACTGAACTGCAGGAGTTCAAGAAGTCCGCGGCCAGCGCCAAAGACCTTGCGGACCTGCGCGCTGACCTCGACAAGACCCCCGGCAATTTCGGCCAGCGGCCGCAGGCGTCGGGCGGCTCGGATCGCGCGCAAACCGACTGCTAACGCGCGCCCACCGCAACCCCATCAAATCCCATTCACTGGATACCTGACATGCGCAACGACACCCGCAAACTCTTCAACGCCTACCTGGGGCGCATCGCCACGCTCAACGGCGTGGACGATGCCACGAAGACCTTCAACGTTCTGCCGAGCGTGCAGCAAACGCTCGAAACCAAGATCCAAGAAAGCTCCGATTTCCTGGGCAGGATCAACATGGTCGGCGTCACCGATCAGCAGGGCGAAAAGCTCGGGTTGAACCTGTCCGGCCCCATCGCCTCGCGCACCAATACGCAGGACCGCGACCGCGCACCGCGTGATCTGACTACCCTGGACCAGAACGGCTACTACTGCCGGCATACGGATTTCGATTCGTTCATCGGGTACGCCAAGCTGGACGCCTGGGCGATCTTTCCCGATTTTGAAGTCCGCATCCGTGACCTGCTGATCCAACGCCAAGCCCTGGACCGCATCATGATCGGTTTCAACGGTACGAGCGTTGCGGCCAATACCGACCCGGCCACCAACACGCTGCTGCAGGACGTGAACAAAGGCTGGCTGCAGAAGATGCGCGAGAGCGCCGAAGAACGCGTTATGGCCGAAGGCAAGACGGTGGGCAAGGTGCAGGTTGGCGCCGCCGGCGATTACAAGAACCTGGATGCGCTGGTGTACGACGCCATCACGCTCCTGGACCCGTGGCACCGTGAAAACTCCCAGCTCGTGGCGGTCGTGGGCCGAGGCCTGATGCATGACAAGTATTTCCCGCTGGTCAATCAGGACAGCCGCGCCACCGATACGCTCGCCGCAGACCTCATCATCAGCCAGAAGCGTATCGGCGGCTTGGCGGCGGTGCAGGCGCCATTCTTCCCGGAGAAAAAGGTACTCATCACCACGCTGGACAACCTTTCCCTGTACTGGCAAGTCGGCGGGCGCCGTCGTCATGTCGAAGAAAACGCCAAGCGCAGCCGCGTGGACACCTACGAAAGCTCGAATGATGATTACGTGGTCGAAGACATGGGCCTGGCCGCGCTAGTGGAAAACATCGAGCTGATCGAGGCCTGACCATGACCAGCCCGGCACAACGACACCGCACGCGGGCGCTGGCCGCCAAGGCGAGCGCGGCCGATGGCGCCGCGCCCGCCGTGGTGGGCGGCATTTTCGGTCAGATGATGGCCAAGCTCACCCAGGACCGGCGCCGCCTTCACGATATCAAGTCCGTGGAACGCAAGATTGGCCTCAAGCGCGAACTGGTCCCGGAGTATCAGGACTATCTCGATGGCGTCCTGAGTGGCAATGCAGGCCAACCGGATGAGGTGCTGACCACGTTGATGGTGTGGCATATCGACGTGGGCGCCTTCGCGCGCGGCCTGGAGCTGGCCGACTACGTGCTGCGCCATGGTTTGCCATTGCCTGAGCGCCTCAAACGCAACACGGCCACGCTGCTGCTGGACGAAGTGGCCGGCGCGATTGCTGGCGGCGCAGTCCTCAAGCATGACGAGGCCATGCTGCTGCTGCAGGAAGTCGCGCGCCTGGTCGATGGCCAGGACGCGCCGGACCAAGCCCGCGCCAAGTTGCATTTGGCCATCGGCAAGACGCTGGCCGAGCAGGCGGGCGACGAGCCGCGCGGACCGTTGCTGGAAATGGCGCGCGCTGCCGTCGCGCAACTGCGCCGCGCCGTGGACCTGCACAGCAGCGTGGGCTGCAAGAAGCTCATCGAACAGCTGGAACGCAAAGTTAAGAACGCCGGTAGTTCCGGCTAACCGAGTGCCCCAAAGCGCACGGCGGCGCGGGCGGAAGGCCGGTCCCTGACCGACTGGATGCCCGCCCACCGCCGACCTGAAAAGCCAACGCCATGAGCTTCATCGCCCCAGCACCCGCAACCCGCACCGTCCCGCCCCAGGCCGTTGCCAACGATGGCTTTTTCCCGGACATCCAGCTGGACCCCGCCCGCCAGGCGCTGCGTCTTGATGGCACCGTCACCGACGAACGCCTACGCTTCGCCCTGGTGGGCGCGCTGCTGGAGGCAGGCAACAGCCTGGCCGCCTGGAAGGCCGCCCAGCTGACACGCGGATATGCGCGCTTGGCCGATGTGCCGGCCGCCCAGCTGGATGGCGTAACGCGCCTGCAGCACGCCTACGTGCGCGCCGTGTACAGCTTGGCCAAGGCGGACCTTATCGAGCGCATGACCGACTACGACACCACGGCTGCCGGCCAGAAGCGCGCCGATTCGCTTAGCGAAGCGTCCGACGATCACCGCCGCAATGCACGCTTCGCTATCGCGGACGTGATCGGTGCTTCCCGCGCCGTGGTGGAGCTGATCTGATGCTAGTTCGCGCGCTCCAAGGCGACACCGTGGACGCCCTGTGCTGGCGGCACCTGCGCACCACCCGCGACGTGGTGGAGCAAACCTACGAACTTAATCCTGGCCTTGCCGACCTGGGCGCCGTGCTGCCGCATGGTCAGGTTGTGACGCTGCCGGACAGCACCCCTCAACCATCGGCGGCGCCTGCCGTCAAACTCTGGGATTGAACCAATGGCCGAACCATCGACCGTATCGGGCGCCGTGGCCACCACGCTGGTATCAGGCGCGGCCCTGTCGCAAATCTTGCCCATGATCGACGCCAACGCAGCCTTTGGCGCGGTCATGGGCGCCGCCCTGGTGGCAAGCACCAAGAAAGATTTGACCGCCTGGAAGCGCTTCGCCTCTTTCCTGGTGTCGGGCCTGTGCGGCTACGGCGGCGCCGGCGAGATCGTGGCGCGCGAGCTGGCCAAAGAAACCTTTTTGCCGGCCCTGGTTGGCGCGGTTGTCATCGTGCCGCTGGCGTTAAAGCTGCTGGCCAAGGCCCCGGACTTCGATCTGACCGCCATTTCTCGCGCATTTGGGGAAAAGAAATGACCGACTTGCACCCCACGCCTACCCTGTCAGCCATCGCCGTAGCCTGCGCCGTCCTGTACGCGCTGACGGCTGGCCGGTTCCTCTGGTACCGCCCCAACGGCGCCCGCCATCGCCGTGCCTTGTCGTGTCTGGCGAGCGCGCTGATTGCAGCGCTCTTTTGCCGAGCCGTGGAAATCCTGCTGCTGCACTCGCCCGCCAGCGCTTCGGAGCTGGTCATTGCCTGCCTGTTGTGCGCTTGCGCCTGGCGCGTGCGGGGCAACATCGCGGCGCTCGCCCGGGGAGATTCCGATGTCTGAAATCTTGCGCAAGGGCGACATCGGCCAGGCAGTGGCCGACCTGCAGGCGGATTTGCGCCGCGCGGGCTACGCAGTGGAACGCACCGCGATCTACGACAACGGCACGCGCGACGCGGTGGCCGCGCTCCAAGGCGCCACCGGCCTGGTCGTGGATGGCGCGTATGGCCCAAAGAGCCGCGCCGCGCTCGCAAACTTCGACGTATCCCGCTTGATGCGCGAATCGGACCTCATCGCGGCCGCCGACCGTCTTGGCGTGCCGCTGGCAAGCATCAAGGCCGTGAACGAAGTGGAATCTCGCGGGCGAGGCTTTCTTGCCGACGGGCGCCCGGTCATCCTGTACGAGCGTCACGTCTTCTGGAAACAGCTTGTCGCGCACGGCGTAGACCCCGCCGCTTACGCTGAACGTACGGCCATTCTCAGCCGTCAGCGTGGCGGCTACGCCGGCGGCGCGGCCGAGTACGTCCGCCTGGCCAGCGCCATGCAGATTCACGCGGCGGCGGCCCAGGAAGCGGCTAGCTGGGGCGCGTTCCAGGTCATGGGCTACCACTGGAAGGCGCTGGGCTTTGCTGATATCGAGTCCTTTGTTGCCACCCAGTACCGCAGCGAAGGCGACCAGCTGGCAACCTTCACCGCCTTTGTGCTGGCCGACACGACGCTGCACCGCGCATTGAAGGCGAGGAAGTGGGCGCAGTTCGCCCGCCTTTACAACGGGCCGGCCTACGCCGAGAACCTTTACGACACCAAGCTGGCACGCGCCTATGCGCGCTTCGCTGGCGAAGAGTCGGAGGCGGTGGCATGAGCGCGATTCTGCGGACCCTAGCGCCATATGCGGTTTCCATGCTGCTGGGGTTCCTGTTGTGGCTGCAACACGGCCAGATTGCGAGCCAGGACCTTGCCATCAAGGCATACGGGCAAATCATCAAGAATCAGGCCAGCGACTTGGCAACCCTGGCCGACCGCATGACCGGCCAGCGCCGGGACCTGGTGCAGCTTGAGCGCACGCAAGATGATTTTCGCAACGCGCTGGATCAGCGCACATTCGACATCGAAAGGCTGAAAAATGAGAATCCGGAAGTTCGCAGTTGGGCTGATACTCTGCTGCCTGATCCTGTTGCAAGGCTGCGCCAGCGCCCCGCCCTCACCGGGTCCGCGGCTTACGCTGAATACCTGCGCACCCGTGACGCCGTGCAGCCTGCCGGCGGCGGCGCCACGCACGGACGGAGACCTGGCGCTGCAGATTGACCGAGTCGAGGCCGCCTGGGCGATCTGCGCGGCAAAGGTGGACAGCATCATCAAATGCCAGAACGAGGCCAGCCATGCGCAAAGCCAATGAACTGCGCGAGTACTTGACCAGACACAACCGCTTCCTCAGCGAGAACCCGGACCGCCTGCATGTATTCGTAGAACAGGGAAACATCCTTAGCACCGCATCGCGCAACCTGTCTCACGAATACCGCTTCACCCTCACCATCGTGGTGACGGACTACGCCGGCCCCACCGACGCCCTCATGCTGCCCTTGCTGGCTTGGATTCGGGTCAAACAGCCCGAGTTGCTGGCTAACAAGGACCGCCGTGAAAATGCCATCAGCTTTGACGTGGAGCTGCTAAATCACGACACGGCTGACGTGGAAATCAAGTTACCGCTGACCGAGCGTGTGGTAGTGCGCGCGTTACCGGATGGCAGCGGCCTCACGGCGGACCATGTGGACGAGCCGACCGACCCGGAGACGCCCACCGAGCTGGAAGAGGTAGTAATCAGCATCCCGGGCGCCGATCCGATCACACTCCGCGTCCCCGCGTGGCCCCATCCTTATGAGTGACGAATTCAGCGACGTGCAGGCTTGGGCTTCGGCCCTGCTGGCGCAACTGCGGCCCGCAGAGCGCCGCCGCGTAAACCGGGCGGTCGCGGTCGAGCTTCGCCGCAGCGAAAGCCAGCGAATCGCATCGCAGCAGAACCCGGACGGCACGCCATACGCGCCCCGAGCAAAGAAGAACTTGCGCGGCAAGGCTGGGGCCATTCGCCGCCGGATGTTCAGCAAGATGCGCACCGCGCGCTACCTTCGCGTGCAAGCTACCGATACCGAGGCCATTGTTGGCTACACCGGCGCCATCGCCCGCCTAGCGCTCGTTCACCAAGAAGGACGTACCGACCGGCCCGCGCCTGGTCAAAAGCCCGTGCGCTACCCGCGCCGCAAGCTGCTGGGCTTCACGCAGCAGGAGCGCGAAACGGTCCTAGATACCCTGGCGCGACACCTCGCAGGCCATCGCCTGTAGAACGCCGACATACAAGGCGCGCCCCGTGCGCGCGCGAGGGCGGCCCGGCAACATGGCCGGTATGAATGACGCCGCCGAACTCTTCCGCCTTATCTCCAACCTGGTCCGCATTGGCACGGTGTCCGCCGTTGACCTGAAAGCCCGGCCCGCCAAGGTCCGCGTTGCGTCCGGAGATCTTCAAACCAACTGGTTGCCGTGGTTGGAGCTGCGCGCTGGTCGTACACGCACGTGGAACCCGCCGACCCTGGGCGAGCAGGTTGTTGTCCTGTGTCCGGACGGCGACCCCGCCGGCGGCGTGGTGCTGGCGGGCCTGAACTCCGACGACATACCCGCACCTTCGGACAGCGAAGCCGAGCACGTCACCGACTACCCGGACGGCGCGCGCATCACATATGACCACCAGGCCGGCAAGCTCACAGCCGTGGGGGTCACATCGGCCTTCGTTGAGGCCAGCGAGTCCGCCACCGTGAAATGCCCGGAAATCACCCTTGACGGCAATGTGACCGTGACAGGCCTATTCACGTATCAGGCGGGCATGGCGGGCAAGAACGGCAAGGGCAACGGCACAACCATCCAAGGCGACATTACGCACGTATCCGGCAACCTTTCCTCCAATGGCGTCGTGCTCCACACGCACAAGCACCGCACCCAAGGCCTGGACGCCCTCACTACGGAACCGACGAAATGAGCTTCATGGGCATGAACGCGGCCACGGGCCTGCGCATCACCGGCCGCGAGCACCTGGCGCAGTCCGTCAGCAAGATTCTGCAAACGCCGATAGCCACGCGTGTGCGGCGCCGGGCGTTCGGCGCGAAGGCGGCCGACATGATCGACACGCCCACCAACGGCGCGGCCGTCCTGCAGCTTTACGCGGCGGCGGCCACAGCGCTGATGCTGTGGGAGCCGCGCTTGCGCGTGCGCTCGATGTCCGTAGAGATGGACGCCGACCGGCCTGGGCGCGTCGTGCTGAACATCCACGGCGAAGCCGATACCGGCGACCGGATTGAAAACGTGTCCGTCGCCACCACAGTGAGCGCCTGAAATGGCAAACCCCAACATCATCGATCTTTCCCAGCTTCCCGCGCCAGACGTGGTGGAAGCGCTCGACTACGAGCAAATCCTTGAAACTCGCAAGGCTCGCTATCTGGCGCTTTTCGCGCAAGAGGATCAAGACGCTATAGCCAAGGCGCTCACCCTGGAATCGGAGCCGCTGGTAGTCGTGCTGCAGGAGAACGCCGAGCGTGAGGTAATTCTGCGCCAGCGCGTCAACGATGCGGCCCGATCCGTCTTGCTGGCCTTCGCGCGCGGTAAAGACCTGGAGCACATTGCGGCCGAGCACGGCGTATCCCGCCAGGTCATTCAGCCCGCGAACCCTGATGCCCTGCCACCTGTCGATGCGGTGTATGAAAGCGACGACGAGCTGTGCGAGCGAGCACAGATGGCTTGGGAAGGCCTGTCCACGGCGGGCCCGCGCGACGGCTACGTATTCCACGCACTGAGCGCCGATGGGCTGGTTGCCGACGCTACCGCGACCAGCCCCGATCCCTGCGACATTCTTGTGTGCGTGCTTTCACGCGAAGGCGATGGCACAGCGGCGCCCGAGCTGCTGGCCAAGGTCGCGGCCAAGCTCAATGATGAAGACATTCGACCCATGGGCGACCGCGTAACTGTGCAGTCGTCGCAAATTTTGCCGTACCGCGTTCGCGCCGTGCTTCACATGAAGGGCGAAGGTCCGGGCCGCACGGTGGCGCTCGACGCCGCGCGCGCCGCCTGCGCTGCCTATGTCAACCGCCCCAGGCGCGCAGGCGTGTCTGTGTGGCGCTCCGCCCTTACCGCCTCGCTGCACGTCGAAGGCGTGGACCATTTGGACCTTCTGGAGCCGGCGGACGATTTGGTAATGACAGCCACTCAGGCGGCCACGTGCGCGGACATCGACCTGTCCATCGCCGTAGAGGCTTGATATGGCCGATAAGCCCACGCTGCTGCCGCCCGCGTCGTCCCCTGCCGAGCGCAAGCTTGCCCAGGTTGGAGCCGACATCGAAGCCATCCCGTTACCTGTTCGCTCACTTCGCCGCGCCGCCACCGCGCCAGCAGCTCTGCTGCCCTGGCTTGCCTGGGAGCGATCGGTTGACCGATGGGACGATGCATGGTCCGTCGCGGCCAAGCGCAAAGCGCTGGTGAACTCGTTCCGCATCCATCAGATCAAGGGCACCATCGGCGCGCTGCGGCGCGTGGTGGAGCCGCTGGGGTATCTGCTGGAAGTGACCGAGTGGCACCAGATGGCGCCGGAGGGCGTGCGCGGCACCTTTCGTCTCACCATCGGCGTGCTGGATGGCGGGATATCGGAACAGATGTACTACGAGCTGGGCCGGCTGATCGACTGCACAAAGCGGCTCAGCCAGCACATGGCCGGTCTGGCCATCGCGGTGGAAGTCCGCGCACCCATGAACTACGGCATTGCGTCCTATGACGGCGACGAGATGACCGTTTACCCCTACCAACCCCAACCCGTGGAAGTCCAAGGCGGAATATCCGCCGGCCTGGCCACGCACATCATCGACATTCTCACGGTGTATCCATGACAACGTTTTTCGGCATTCTGACCAAAGTTGGCGAAGCGAAGGAAGCCAACGCCAAGGCGCTGGGCGTCCCGGTGCTCATCACCGAGCTGGAAGTTGGCGACGGCGGCGGCGTATCTCCCACGCCGGACCGAGAGCAGACCGCGCTCATCGGCCCGAAGCGCCGCGCTCACATCAACCGCTCCTTCGTCGACCCCAGCAATCCGGCCTGGCTGGTAATTGAGCAGGTTATCCCCGAGCAGGTCGGCGGCTGGTGGATTCGTGAGCTGGGCCTGCGTGATGCCGATGGCGACCTGATCGCAGTTGCCAACTGCCCGCCGACGTACAAGCCCCAGCTCGCCGAAGGATCAGCGCGCACGCAGGTAGTCCGCATGGTCCTGCAGGTTTCCAGCTCAAACGACTTCACGCTGAAAGTTGATCCTGCCGTGGTTCTCGCGACACGCGGCTATGTGGACGCTGGCTTGCTGCAGAAGCTCGACAAGGATGGAACCGCCGTCGCGGCTACCAAACTGGCAGCGGGACGAAAGATATCCGTCAGCGGCGGCGCCACCGCCGCAGGCGTCGCCTTCGACGGCACCGTGGACATCGAAATCAAGGTAACGGCCCTGGACGTGTCGAAGGCGACCGCCGGAATCCTGGGTGTCGTACGCGGCGGGACAGGACTGCAGACGATTGCCGACAAGGAAATTCTGGTCGGCACCGCAGCCGGTGGCTATGCCAGGAAGACGCCCGAAGAGGTGCGCAAGCTCATCGGCGCGCCCAAGGTTTGCTCGATTCTTGATCTTCCGGCGGAAGACATCGGTCCCGTGCTGGTGGCCGAATGCAGCGAGGTTTGGGTATGGACGGCCACCGCCTTCTATACCGGATACCGCTCGCCGCTTTGCGGGCGCCCCATGGACGGCCATACGGCCGTGCCTTTGGTCAGCGAAGTGGACGGGGTTGGCGGATTGCTGGATAAGGTTGCCTATTCACGGCTGTGGGGTTACGCGCAGGAAAATGGCCTGGTCGTCACGCAGGCAATCTGGACGGCGAACGTCGGTGCGCATTACTTCGTGGATGTGGACTCGAATCAGTTTCGGGTGCCGGATCTTCGCAACATGTTCCGTCGCTTTACTGGGACTGACGCTGATACTGCAAATGCAAGGGCGCTCGGCAGCAAGCAGGCCGGCAGCGTTCACAGTTTCGATACCGGGCCTGGCGTCGGCTTTGTCTCTGATCGCACGGCTGCGTCATCCATCACGGGTTCAGACGGCCGAATCAGCCTCGGCTATGACGCGGTGAGCGCTGCGGAGTATCCGTTGGCCCAGGTGGTTTCATCATCTGGTGGTACCGCGGTCCCGATCCTCAACTCGCCAGAAGTGGCGTTTGGAACAACGCGCCCACCGAACTCCGGTTACCACCCTCGGATTCACGCATAGCTAGCTATGGATTCGCGAATGCAGGACGCCATTGCTGGGACGAGTTCATTTCAACGATGCGCGCGAGCCTGGCTTATTTTTTGGAGATGACAGTGCAGAAAATCGTGTATCAGGCTGATTTCAATGGCCTGTACTTGTGCCCGGTGACGGCCAACGAATTGGCTCTCGCTCCGGGGGTGTTCAACATCCCATATGGTGCCTACGAGGAGGCGCCGCCGGCACCGATCGCCGGGAAATGCCCGCGCCGTGTGGGCAACGCGTGGGTCATGGTCGCCGACTTCCGCACCACGCCACTATGGATGGTGGAAACCGGTGCTCAGTACACGCTCGGGGAACTGGCGTATGGCGGTGACGGCGAGGCCAGCTATCCAGGATGGGGCGACCTGCCGCCATGGTTGACGGACGTACCTCCAGCACCCGCCGACGACTTGGAAACCTAAACGCCCAGCGCCTTGTTGTACATGGCGTTTCTACAGGGCGAACCCCGTGCGCGCGCGTAGCAAAGCCCTCAGAATTTGAGCGATCCCCGCACGAAGCAGAGCGGGACTTGCTCAACCTTCTGAGGGCATTTTCATGGCGCTTGACCAATACCACCACGGCGTGCGCGTTGTCGAAGTTGACGGCGGCACGCGTCCCATTCGCACCGTTTCCACCGCAATCGTGGGCCTCGTTGCCACGGCCGAAGACGCCGACGCGGCAGCCTTCCCCCTGAACACGCCTGTCCTGGCAACCAACATGAAGGCAGCCGCTGCCAAGGCTGGCACGAAAGGCACGCTCGCGCGCTCGCTGGAAGCCATCGCCTCGCAGACCAATCCCGTCGCCGTCATCGTGCGCGTGGCCCAAGGCGAAACCGAGGCCGAGACCACCTCCAATGTCATCGGAGGCGTGGATCCCTCGGGCCGGTACACCGGCATGAAAGCGTTGCTCGCCGCGCAGAACTCCGGCCCCAAGGTCAAGCCGCGCATCATCGGCATTCCGGGCCTGGAGAACGCGGCCACCATCGCGGCTCTGGCCGAGACCGCGCAGAAGCTGCGCGGATTCGGCTACGCCAGCATTACGGGCTGCAACACCATCGAAGAGGCCGCAGCGTTCCGCGAGGGCTTCGGCCAACGCGAACTGATGCTGATCTGGCCGGATTTCCTGGGCTGGGACACGCGCACCAATGCCGAGGGCATCATCACCGCATCCGCCGCCGCGCTGGGTCTGCGCGCGAAGCTGGACAAGGATATCGGCTGGCACAAGGTGCTGTCCAACGTCGCCGTGAACGGTGTCACCGGCATCAGCAAGGATGTCTTCTGGGATTTGCAAGACCCCGCTACCGACGCCGGGTATCTCAACGAGAAAGACATCACCACGCTCGTAAACCGCACGGGCTTTCGCTTCTGGGGTAGCCGCACGTGCGCCGGCCCGGAAAGCCTGTACCCCTTCGAGAACTACACCCGCACTGCGCAAATTCTCGCCGACACAATGGCCGAGGCGCACATGTGGGCCGTCGATGCTCCCCTGCATCCGTCGCTGGTCAAGGACATTCTCGAAGGCATCAATGCCAAGTTTCGCCAGCTCAAGGCGCTTGGCTACATCATCGACGGCGAAGCCTGGTACGACGAAGAGCCGAACACCAAGGAATCGCTCAAGAGCGGAAAGCTGATCCTCGACTATGCCTACACGCCGGTCCCCCCCTTGGAAGACCTGGCATTCCGTCAGCGCATCACCGACAGCTATCTGCTGGATTTCGCGCAGCGCATCGGCGCCTAACCCCTCGGGGCCGGCGCCGTGCGCGCCGCTCCTCCTGAACCTCTGGAGCCAAACAAATGGGAATGCCCAGCAAGCTCAAAAACATGAATCTCTACAACGACGGAACCAGCTATGCCGGCATCGTCGCATCCGTAACGTTGCCCAAGCTCACACGCAAGATGGAGGCCTGGCGCGGTGGAGGCTTGGGCGGTGCCGTCAAGGCGGATTTCGGTCTGGACGACGACGGCCTCAAAGTGGAGTGGGCGTGCGGCGGATACGTCACGCAGGTTCTCAAGCAATACGGCGCTGTGGATGTGGCTGGCGTTCAACTGCGCTTTGCGCAGGCCTACCAACGGGACGACACGCAGGAAGTTCTCGCCGTGGAAATCACCGTCCGCGGGCGTCATTCGGAGATTGACCGCGGCGAGTCGAAGGTTGGCGACGACACCGAAATGAAAATGGTCACCGAGTGCGTTTATTACAAGGAAGTCGTCAACGGCGAGACCCTGTTTGAAATCGACGTCATGAACATGATTCACATGGTCGGCAACGTCGACACCATGCAGGCCATCCGTACCGCCATCGGCCTCTAACCGCTCACACCTCTGGAAACATCATGACCAACACCACCACCCCCCGCACCGTGCCCCAAGACATCAACCAGCCGGCTCCCGTCATCGACTCGGACAACGTGAAATCCGTGGACCTGGACGAGCCGATAAAGCGCAGCAGCGGCGAAATCACACGCCTGCTGATCCGCAAGCCCAACGCCGGCGCGCTGCGCGGCGTGACGCTCATGGCCCTGGTTCAGGTTGATGTCGGGGCGCTGCGCACCGTCCTGCCGCGTGTGTGTGATCCCATCCTGACCCCCGCCGAAATCAACGCCATGGACCCTGCGGACCTGCTGAATACGGGGGCAACGCTGGCCAGTTTTTTTATGAGCAAGGCGGAGCGGCAGGCTATCCAAACGCCGTAGAGGACGCCATGGCGGATATCGCCATGGTCTTCCACTGGCCGCCGGCCGCGATGGACACTATGGACCTGGCCGAGCTGGCCGACTGGCGCGAGCGCGCGCGCGTACGCCACCAACCCGAGACGTAAACGATGGACAAGGCGCTACAGCTGCGCGTCATCGCGGCCCTGCAGGACAAGCTTTCCGGGCCGCTGCAGAAGATCAGGACCACGGCCGGCACGTCCGCGCAGGGAGTTGCCGACCTGCGCAGCAAACTCAAGCAGCTCACGGCCGCGCAGCGCGAGGTCGGCCAGTTCCGCGAGCTGACGCGAGGCCTGCAATCCACCCGTTCCGAGCTGGCCAGCTCGCAGCAGCGCGTTGCCACGCTTGCGCAGCAGATGCAGGCCACCACGACACCAACCCGCGCCATGACGCGCGAATTCAATCAAGCCGTGCGTTCGGCACAGCAGCTCAAAGAGCGCCACGGGCAGCAGTCCATCGAGCTGCAGCGGCTACGTGACAACCTGGGCCGCGCGGGTATCTCCACTTCCGGCCTGGCCGGCGATGAGCGCAAACTGCGCCAGCAGATTGACCAGACCTCGCAAGCGCTCACGCGCCAGACTCAAAAGCTGCAGGCCGCCGCCACCCAACAACATAAGCTCGCTGCGGCCAAAGAAAAGTATGGCGCGGGCAAGGCTACCGCCGGCGCGATGGCCGGGACCGGCGCTGGCGCCCTAGCCACGGGCGGGGCCGCGCTCTATGCCGAATCGCGCTTTATCCGGCCTGGCGTGGAGTTTGACGCCAAGATGAGCAAGGTTCAGGCGCTATCGCGCCAGGACAAGGGCAGCGCGGACATGAAGGCGCTGCGCGAGCAGGCCCGCGACCTGGGCGCAACAACGATGTTTTCCGCCACGCAGGCGGCCGATGCGCAGGGCTTTCTCGCCATGGCGGGCTTTAGCGCCAAGTCCATCCTGGACGCAATGCCGGGCATGTTGTCGCTCGCAAAGGCGGGTGATACGGACCTGGCGCAAACCGCCGATATCGGATCCAACATCTTGACCGGCTTTCAGCTTCCCGCCGATCAAATGGGCCGATTGGGCGACGTGTTGACGGGCGCGTTTACGCGTTCCAACACGAGCCTGTACATGCTGGGCGAAACCATGAAGTACGTGGCGCCCGTGGCCGCCGGGGTTGGCGCGGACATCGAGACCGTGGCGGCCATGGCGGGCAAGCTGGGCGACGCGGGCATACAGGGCAGCATGGGCGGCACGGCGCTGCGGTCGATCTTGGGCCGCTTGGCCGCGCCGCCTAAGGCGGCCGCCGACGCGCTGGACGGCCTGGGTATCAGTACCAAGGACGCCGCCGGTAATCTGCGAGACGTTCCGGCCATCCTGGAAGAGCTGCACAAGAAGACCCAGAAGATGGGCAACGCCGAGCGGTCAGGCATTTTCAAGGCCATCGCGGGAGAGGAAGCATTCAGCGGGCTGCAGGTGCTTGTCGGCCAGGCCGGTACCGGCGACCTGCAAAAGTTCGTCAGTACGCTCAAAGAGCAGACGACGGGCGAAGCGGACAAGACCGCCGGCACGATGGCCGACAACCTGGTCGGCGACTTGGACGAGCTTTCCAGTGCATGGGAAGACGTGGGCATCCAGGTTGAAGAGTTGCACGACGGCGCGCTGCGTAAGCTGGTGCGCGGCCTGGCTGACGTGGTGGGCAATGTGGGCGAATGGATGAAAGCCAATCCTCGCCTGGCCAGCGCGCTCACGATGGGCGTCGCCGCCGTGGCGGGCCTGGTTGCGGCATTCGGCGCGCTGACGCTGGCACTGGCTGCCGTGTTAGGGCCGTTCGTCATGGTTCGCTTTGGGCTATCGATGCTGGGCATCCAGGGCGGCAGCCTCCTAGGCGTGCTGTTCAACCTGGCTAAAGGCGGTTTTGGGTTCCTGGGCGGCGCCATCATGACGGTGGGCAAGCTCCTTATGGCTAACCCCATCGCGCTGGCCGTCATGGCCATAGCGGGCGCGGCGTACCTGATTTATCAGTACTGGGGGCCGATCCGCGCCTTTTTCTCGGGCCTGTGGGCGCAGGTCACGGCGGCCTTTGATGCGACGATGCAATGGCTGCGCACCGTGCTGGCTGCCCTGAACCCCATACCGATTCTTTCCGTGGCGTGGAATGGCTTGACGACCTTCTTTACTGGCATTTGGGAAAGCGTCAAAACTGCGGTTAATGGTGGACTGGGCGGCATTGCTGCGCTGCTGGTGAACTGGTCTCCGCTAGGCCTGCTGTACACGGCGATTACTGCCGCCCTTGGCAAGCTTGGCATCGAGCTTCCGGGCAGCTTCACTAAGTTCGGCAGCATGCTGATTCAGGGGCTTATCAACGGCATCACCAGCATGGCCGGCGCGCTCAAAGAGTCCATTTCCAGCATCGGTAGTGGCATCGTGGGCTGGTTCAAGGAAAAGCTGGGCATCCGCTCGCCGAGCCGAGTTTTTGCCGAAATGGGCGGGTTTGTGTCCGAGGGCGCCGCTGTCGGCATTGAAGACCGCCAGCCGGCCGCCGTGAAGGCCGCTCAGGCGCTCGCCGCGTCCGTGGCCATAGGTGGGACCCTGTCGCCCGCAGCGGCGGCCCTGGCGCCTTCTGCTGCGCTGCTGTCGCCTGCCACTGCGATGGCGGGCGACGGCGGCGCCCTGGCCCGTATCGACAATCGCCCGGCGATGGCATCCGCGGCTAACGGCGGGCGGCCCATCACGGTCCAGGGCGACACCATCACGATCCAAATCAACGGCGCCGGCGCAAGCCCAAACGACATCGCCCGAGCTGTGGAAGATGCGCTACGCCGCCGCGATAGCGACAAGGCCGCGCGCCTGCGTTCCTCCTACCACGACAACGAATAGGATTCCGCCACCATGATGATGGCCCTTGGCATGTTCATTTTTGGCCTGCCCACGGCCGCCTACCAGACGCTCAAGCGTCAAACGGAATGGCGGCACCCCTCGAATTCCCGGATGGGCGCCGGCCCCGCGTATCAATTCGTGGGTAAGGGAGAGGACACATTCACGCTGGGGGGAACCATCATCCCGCAGCTTTTCGGCACCACTAGCAGCCTGCGGCTGCTGCGCCGCATGGGCGACACCGGCAAGGCGTATGTCATGGTGGATGGCATAGGCACCGTTCATGGCGCTTTCATCATCACGGGCCTGGATGATGAAAGCTCGATGTTCTTTGTGAATGGCATTGCGCAGAAGGTTGATTTCACCCTCACACTCAAATGCGTGGATGACTCCCAGGCGCGGCCGCTGCTTGATGACCTGCAAATCCCCATCGAAACGATGGACGGCTCAATAATTGGCTGGGGGCTTTGATGGCGCTGCAATCGACCACCGGACAGGCCGGCCCGCGAGCCGAACATCCGGCGCCGCAATGGCGCGTCATCGTGGACGGTAAGGACATGACGGACAAAGTAGCGCCCCGCCTCATGAGCCTGTCGATTACGGAATGCCGATCCGACCAGGCCGACCAGCTCGACCTAGTACTGGACGACGCCGACGGCCGCCTGGCGCTGCCCCGCCGGGGCGTCTCCGTGCGCGTGTACTTGGGCTGGAATGGCCCGCGCGGCCTGGTCGACAAAGGCACGTTTGAGGTGGATGAGGTGGAGTTTTCTGGCCCGCCGGACACCATCACGCTGCGGGCGCGCAGCGCAGACATGGGCAACGCGCTGCGTACGCGCGCTACGCGAAGCTTTCACAAGACCACCATCAAGGCCATCGTTGAAACCGTCGCCAAGGCCCACAAGCTCTTCCCTGTCGTGGGCCAGTTCGGCGATACGAAGATTGCCCACATCGACCAAACCGACGAATCGGACCTGGCTTTCCTGGGCCGCATCGGAAAGCGTTATGACGCCGTGGCCACCATCAAAGAGGGCAAGCTGCTGTTTCTGCCCGTGGGCAAGGGCGACACCGCGAGCGGCAAGGAAATGCCCACCATCGAGCTGACGCGCCGCGATGGCGACCGCATCCGATACCACGTCGCGGATCGCGATTCCTACACGGGTGTGCGCGCCTCATGGCAGGACAAGGGCAAGGCGACTCGCCGCCATGTCCTCGCCGGCGTCATCGGCAACGCCAAGCGCCTGCGCCAGCTTTACGCGAGTGAAGAGGACGCGCTTGAGGCGGCGCGCGCTGAATGGGCGCGGCTACAGCGCGGCATGGCAACACTGCATTTTGATTTGGCCTACGGCCGGCCGGAGCTGGCGCCGCAAACGAAGGTGCGATTTGCCGGCGTGAAAGACCCCATCAGCACAACGGTGTGGTTGTTGTCGCGTGTCACGCACAAGCTCGACGATAGCGGCCTCACAACAAGTGCTGAGGGCGAAACCATCGACTCCTTCCAGCAAGGCGAAGGCGCCGATTCCAGTATCGACAGCGACCAGAGCGACACAGACTAACAATGCGTTTCGATTCACGCATTTAGTTACGTGAACGGGAAATTTTTTTCCCAGCGCCGTACATGAATCACGTTGCCATCCCCCCGAACGAAAGCCGGTTCCGGCTCTTCTTCAGGCGGCTGCACGTCCTCGTTTTTTTTCCAGTCCAAAGCTATCGACAAAGCTGCGGACCATGACGTCTATGCGCTTGCGTTCAGAGGCAGGCAATGAGTCAAACGCGGCGCGCGAAACCGAAAAAGGCCAGTCCTTGACCTCTTTTGTCACGGGCGGAGGTGCCCAGCCTCGACCAGAAGCGTGTTGGGCTAGTCGATCAATTCGATTCTGCAAGTCCACACTGAAATCGGACACTTTGCATTGCAGTTGCTCAGCAAACAACACAGCTACTTCGGCGTTCAACGGAATCTTCCCGTTTAAGTACTGGCTCACACCGCTCTGATTCGCGAAGCCTAGTTGATCTGCGAGGACGGCTTGTGTCAGGCCCAACGCCTCCTTACGCGCGAGATAGATGTTCTTCAAGCGCGAGGCGTCCTGCAATTGTTCGTACGAAAGAGGTTTGGCGGGCATGTGGTCCACTTTATTACAACGACTAATAATTGACGAAACACTACGAATGTTGACATAAGTTATTCGTCTTACTAATATTCATCGTCATGAACCCGATTCAACGAATCCGCCAGCGCCTGGGCATGACCCAGGTAGACCTTGCCAAAGCGCTTGGCAAGAGTCAGTCCAACATCTCCCACTATGAGCGCGGCCGGCAGAAAGTCCCGCCTGCAGTGGCGCATGCGCTTGTAGCGTTGGGAAAAGCGAAAGGCAAGCGCGTCACGCTCAGCCAAATCTATGGCCCCACACCCAAAGCGAACAAATGAGTTCCAAGCTCGGTATTAGCTGCCCTCACTGCGACACCTGGGCCACGGTCCGCACTAGCGAGGCTGTATCGGCCACCATGCGAATCGCCTACTTCCAATGCAGGAACATCGCGTGTGGTCACACCTGGAAAGCGCATATCGAAGTAGTCGCAACTATTTCTCCCTCGGCCATCCCCCGGCCTGGTATCAACCTGCCGATGTCGCCGCTCAGCGAAACGCTGCGCATGGCGGTTACGGCAATCTCTGACCCTCGACAAGCGAGCCTGCTATGAACTGCCCTGTCCCTGGCTTTGCCACTCCTGACTTCTCGCGCGACTTTATTTCGGATCAAGCAATGGCATTCGTGCGCCACGACATCGACATCTCCCGCAAGCCGATTACGGCACACGGCATGCAATTGCTGACTGAACGCTGCAGCGCCCACCTGCAGGCGCTCTGCAACTGCTCGGCCACCACCGCCGAGACGCATTCCGCGCAGGCCATCGCAGAAGCGGTGCATGCCAGCCCCGTGACTATCGACACCGACCGCAGCACCACGTTTGCCCTGTTTCTGCAGGTCCGCGGGCACCCCAAGTCAGTCGTCATCACAACCGAAGAGCTGATGCGTTTCCTCATGAACCGCGCCCAGCTCGCCAGCACCTAACACCCCTCTTCTCTTCCCCCGTTCCGAGGTTTCGACGCCTTGCCATTCCGGCGAGGCAGGGACCGCTTTTGCCTAAGGAATCCCTAAATGCCTGCGATACCAGCCCTGGCCCGTCTTGAGGCCCATATGAGCGATACGCAACTGATCGCCCTGTGCAAGCTGATGGAACAGTTGCTTGTGCAGCACTTCGAGCAAGGCGGCGCCGTATTTGTGATCGCCGCAGACGGCGAACAAGACCTTGCGCACGACATGCGCGATGCCGCTTGCCAAGTTCACGCCGCGACCCGCCGCGCGATGCGCGAAAGGGACATGCTGGGAGCCGGATTATGAGCAACCTGAGCAAGAAATCCGCGATGGAGCTGCTTGCCAACATCCGCAGCGCCAAGATCACGGCGCAGACGATTGCCGGGATGGTCGGCGAATGCGAAAGGCTGAACATGCAAAACGCTGGCTTTCTTGGCGGCTTGGAGTCTGTGCTGCGTCACTTCCTCCTTCAGCATGGCTGCAATGCGGAAGCGGCCGCGCTGCAAAGCGCCATGAACGAAGAGCCCTCTGTCGAAGAAATGGCCCGCCATCGCAAGCTGTTCGCACCAAAGGGCTGACGATGAAAGCGCCCGCCGTCACGCCCACCACTGCCCAGCTCGCCCAGGCCCACTTGGCCGCTGGCCTGTCCATTCCCCTGGATGTCGCTTTGCGCTCCCCCCTCCTGGCGCGCTGCTTGGCGCTGACGGCCGAGGCGCTGGGCGCTAGCGTTCCCACCCGCCCTAACGCCCCTACCCATTCAACAGATCCGCACGTCAAGAGCCGTACCAAGCCGGCTCAGCCCGGATCACCCATACAACCAGCCCCCAAGCGCCGCGACGTGAAACGTGCCAGCGCGGGCGACATAGAAGACTGACATGCATACCCCCCAAATGATCCTAGCCCTGAGCGCCAAGATCGTCGTTGACATCTTCGCCGGCGGCGGAGGCTGGTCCACCGCCTACGAGCAGGCCACCGGCCAGCACGTCCATATCTCGATCAACCACAACCCTGACGCGCTGAGCATGCACCAGGTCAACCACCCTCAGGCGCAGCATTTCATCGCCGACGTGTGGGAAGTCTGCCCGCGCCAGGCGACGGGCGGCATGGAAGTGGGCTGGCTGCATCTGTCACCGGACTGCACCGATCACAGCCAAGCGAAGGGAGGCCAGCCGCGCCGCAAGAACATTCGGGCGCTCGCCTGGGTAACGGTGCGCTGGGCTGGCACCGTCAAGCCCGACATCATCAGTCTGGAAAACGTGGTCCAGATCTTGAAGTGGGGCCGCCTGATCGCAAAGCGAGACGCTGCCACGGGCCGAGTTGTCAAGCTGGACGGCACGGTGGCCGAGCCCGGCGAGCGCGTGCCCGTACAGGAGCAATACCTCGTGCCAGACCCCAAGCAACAGGGAAAGCACTGGCACCGTCTGGTGGCGATCTTGCGCGGCCAAGGCTACACCGTGGAATGGCGCGAACTGAATGCGGCCGACTATGGCGCAGGCACCACCCGCACACGCCTGTTCATGATGGCGCGCCGCGACGGTCTGCCAATTTCCTGGCCCCAGGCCACCCACTTCAAGAACCCGACCAAGGGCCAGCGACGCTGGCGCGCGGCTGCGGACGGCATCGACTGGACCATCGAGGGGCGGAGCATCTTCAACCGCCCGCGCCAGCTGGCCGACGCCACCATGCGGCGCATCGCGCGCGGCATGAAGCGCTACGTGCTGGACAGCGCAGATCCGTTCATCGTTCCCATCGCGAACTGGAGCCGCGACGGCTCGCATTCGGCACGCCAGCCGATCAGCACAGTCACGGCCAAGCCTCGGGGCGGGTCGCACGCCGTTGTGGCGCCGGCGCTCGTGCCCGCGACTCATCAGGGTGCCGACCGCGTATACGACCCGCGAGACCCAGCCCGGACGATTACTGCCGCGCACCGGGGCGAGTTCATGTTGTCGTCTCCCGTGCTGATCCAGGCCGGATACGGCGAGCGGGAAGGACAAGCAGCGCGCTGCCTGGACCACCAGCAGCCGCTGGGGACGGTCACTGCGGGCGGCATCAAGCATGCGCTGGCCGCCGGCTTCATGGTCCAGGCCAACGGCGGCTACAACGCCACACCCGCCCACGACCTGCGCCGGGCCGCCTCCACGATTACAAACACGGGCAGCCAGCAGCAGTTCATCACGGCGCACCTTACCGCGATGAGCCAGAACGTCACAGGCTCGCACCTGGACGAGCCGGCGCAAACCATCCTGGCTGGGGCGGCGCGGTATGGCCTGCTCGAATACGACCTATCCACCGAGAACGAAGCCGGCGCGCTTCGTGTGGCGGCCTTCCTGATGCGGCACTACGGCGAAGGTGGACAATGGGGCGACCTGCGCGACCCTGCCAGCACGCTCACCACCCGGGACCGCCTGGCGCTGGTTACGGTGCATATCCAGGGCACGCCATACGTCGTTGTGGATATCCGCTTGCGCATGCTCACGCCGGCGGAACTCTACGACCTGCAGGGCTTCCCGCGCAGCTACATCATCACCCACGGCCACGATGGCCGCGTGTTCACCAAATCCCAGCAGGTTCACATGGTCGGCAACAGCGTCAGCCCGCCGCCGGCGGTCGCGCTCATTGCTGCCAATGCGCCGCAGGAACTGCTCTTGAGGAAGGCGGCATGACGACTGCTGTAGACATCAAGCTGCAAGCCGAAGGTCTCTATGCGTGGTCCGAGATTGCCCCCTTTGTCGGCGTCGGCCGCGAGACATGGCGGCGCTACGTCCTGGCCAGGACAGCGCCGCAGCCCGTGCGCCTTGGCACCCGTTGCACGCGCTACAGAGGTGGCGACGTGCTGGCCTGGATCAAAGAGCCATCGACATACCGCGCCCCCGAAACCGAAGTGAACTGATATGCAGGCATCGAACAACACCAGCAATCCGGCCATGCGCGCATGGTTCTCCCGTCTGAAGAACGACATTGACCTGCACGACCTTGCAGACCGCCTTGGCCTGCGTCGCAACGGCGCAAAGGGCAACTATCACAGCCCTCACCACGACGACAAAGGCGCATCGCTAAGTGTCTTCGACGGCGGTCGTGGATGGAAAGACTGGTCGGACGAAGGCAAGGGCGGTAGCTGCATTGATCTCGTTCAATATTGCATGCCAGAAGCCGCTCACAGCCCCATGGAGGCCGCCAGAATCCTCGGGCAGTGGTTCGGCATGCCCCCGCCCGAAAAAAAGCCTGTGGAGCGCGCGGAGCCCGAACGCAAGAGCATGGTTGACCACATTGCCGACAAGAGCTTGACCAACACGGGCGCAGCGCGCGATTACTTGATGGGGCGTGGGATATCCGAAGTGGTGATAGAAAAGGCTATCCGCCACCGCATGCTCGGATGGAACGACTGGAAGAGCCCAACTGTTCAAGCAGGTACCCCTGGCCACGGTGGGCCTGCAGCCGCATTCATCGTGCGTGACGAGCGCACGAACGGCGTGGTGGCCGTAGACCTCCGCTACCAAGATGCGGCGCTCAATGGCGACGTGAAGACGCAATGCCAGGGCGAGAAGCAGGGACACTACTGGTGCAGCTCGATGCGCGAGTTGCGCCAAGCCCATACCGTCTACGTGGTGGAGAGCCCCATCAATGCTCTGTCCGTCGAGACGTGCGGCATGCCCGCTGGGACCGCTGTCATGGCCATCCGAGGCACCGGCAACGTCCATCACATCGACTGGACGTTTTTGCGTGGCAAGCGCGTCATTATCGCGCTGGACCATAACGACAAAGTCAACCCGCGCACCAATCTGCGGCCAGGCCTCGCGGCGGCGTGGGCTCTGTCGGAAATCCTCACCGCCATGGACATCGGTTCCATGATGGTGGATATGCTCGATTGGGAGGAAGGCCAGGACATCAATGATGTCCTGCAGACCGACGGCGCGGACACCCTGCTGCGCCAGCTCAAGGTGTTGGAACCGTGGCTGATTCCGGGCATGCCGGGCGCGGGCGAACGCCACGACGGCACACGCCGCGTGTTCCTGCCCGGCCATGACTTCGGCGTGTACTGGCGCTATCGGGTGAAGGATGACTTCACGCAGTACGTTGAGAAATGGAAGGACGACGCCGACGACGACGGTGATAAAAGTCGGTCGGAAACAATGGGCGACCTCTGCTCTTTCCGCGTTGCGGGCTTTTCCCGCCTGCGCATTCAAAGCCATCTCGCCACCATCAACGGCGGGGCAGACTCTCAGCCCGATACCGTTTTCGGTGTCAGTGCCCAGGTTCCACGTCATGGCAACGTGCTGCAGCGCGAAGTCGTGAACGATGACCGGCTCTATAACCTTGAATGGTGGAAAGGCAAGTTCGGCCATATCTGGAAGCCTGCCGAATTCGCCCGCATGGTCAACATCCTGGAGCGCACGGCGCATCTGGGCGCGCGCGACGTGGTGAACTTTGTCGGCCTGGCCTGGCGCGGCGGTGAGCTGGCGGCTCTGGAAGGGGCGGACTGCTATTTCACCGAGCCCCAGAAACAATGCCTGTACTACAACATGGCATTTCCGCGCGGCCATCAGAGCGACGCCGCCCGCGTCATCCAGGCCTATCAATCCACGTTCCAGGGCAACGCGGCCGCCATCGGCGTCGTGTGGGCCTTGGGCGCACACCTGAAGGCGGTGCTGGGCTTCTATCCGCACATGCAGATGCAGGCTGAGAAAGGTTCAGGCAAGTCGAAGCTCCTGGAGTCGATGCAGGCATCACTCGCGTTCCAGGTGCTTTCTGGCCAGATGCTCAAGACTGACCACCGCCGGCGGGCCAGCGTCTCTTACACCACGCATCCGGTGGGCTGGGACGAGTTCTCCAAACTGCCGAAACAAGTGCTGTCCGACATCGACGGCCTGCTGCAGTCAACCTACCGATTCGAGTTCACGCGCGTGGGCGCATCGCTGACGCCGTACCTTATGTGTGCGCCGGTGCTGCTCGCCGGCGAAGAGGTTGACGTTGAGAGCCTGCAATCCAAGATTTGCCGCACGTCGCTGGCCGTAGCCAAGCAAGGCCCGATGCTGCCGCATGATCTGCCGCAGTTTCCTGTATGGGACTGGCTGCGCTTCATCGCTGGCCAGCCGCCGGCCGTGATCCGCGAGATGCACGCCAAATACTTCGCCATCTGCCAGAAGCGCGGCCGAGCGGATCCACGCGACGCCACAGCCAACCGCATGAAGGAAAACTATGCTGCCATCCTTACGGCGTGGGAGCTGCTGGCCAAGTTCGCCGGCATCGACGTTGACCAGGGGGGCTTTATCGAGGACCTGCTCACGGAAATGAACGTTCATATATCCGACACCAATGGCACGCGCCTGCCCTGGGTGTGGATCATGGAAATTCTGCTGTCCGAACTGGAAGCCAAGCGGTACGAGTACCCGTATGCCTGGGATAACGTAAAGACCGACGCCGGCACCGAAACCATCCTGTACCTTCGGCCAAACCACGTCATGGACCACCTGTCCACTTCGTCGCACCTTCGCGCCAAGTTCGACGCGCTGCCGGTCAAGACCGGCCGCATATTCAAGCAGCAGCTCATGGCCTCCGGCGTCGTGGCCACCGCCGGCGGCAAACCGATCGACAACGCCGACAAGATCATCCGGGGGCAGCGAACCGCGCGCCTGACAGGCATCCGACTATCCCAGCTCGAAGCTCTGGGCCTATATGCCACGCCCTTCTTCCCGGGTGAGTCCTTCGGCCCGCCGTAAGCCCCTGCAGCATGGCTTTAGCGAATCAGATCACTGAACAACTACTTGAAGGAACGAGGATGCACGACTTGCTTGACGACGTTAAATCTATGACCGATGCGAACGAGACGGATATTGAGCCCCCCCTCCTGTTTGTGGTTTGGGTAGACGACAACATGGGCTACGGGTGCCCGAATTGGGAATGGAACAGCCCGCCAAAGCCCCTAAATTGCTGCTTGGCCGAAGCCAGAGAAGCCCGCAGCAGCGGGTTCCCCACGCAGATATGGCCGGAGACGCTGACCCCTCGCCCAGACGGGCGGAATTATCCCTACTACGGCGACGGCTTGGACTGACCATCCCGGCGCTACCGAGGAAGCCCGCAGCTGCGGGCATTTTCTTGCCGGAATAACCCTACAGGCATATCAACAACCCCCTATGGATGCCGGTGCGCCTACCTCGGCGGCGGTGCCGCGTCAAGAGGGCGGCGGCCGTTGCGCGCGGTCATTTCCGGTCTGGCGGCAGGCACAGAAGAGAAAAACCCCGTGGATACAGTTGATACAACTAACCTAAGTCATTGATCGTGGAGCAGAATCCCTTGCTCACTTCCCTTCAAAAGTCCCACGGTTTGCCTCAAAAGTCCCACGGTTTCAATTTATCGACCGTGGGACCATTTCCGGCGCTTCCTCCCCTCTTCTTTCTTCTTTCTCTTTAAAAACAAGAAGAAAGAAGAAAGAAAGCGGTGAGAAAAAGGATTCGGCTGGTCCCACGGTCTGTAATATTGTGGATATCTTGTATCCACGGTTTCGACAGCGGAAAGCGGCGAAACCGTGGGACTTCCACGCCGGACCACTTTCCGTAAGCCCTTGAAAAGAAAAGGGACGCCGAAGCGTCCCACGGTTTCACACGGTCCCACGGTGTTTTTGCTACCCCTCCCCCTGGGTACGCTGCGGTGCACGTTGCCGCGCCTCTTCGCGCAGGCCTTCCAGGTAGTCGGCCCACCGCTGCATAAAGGCAATGCGCTCATCCAAAAACGCCGTGCGGTTGTATGACCGTCCCAACGCATCCACCACCTTGTGACTAATTTGCAAGTCCAGCAGCTCGGGCGGAACCTTTAGCCGCTCCTCGGCCAGCGTCCGTGTGGACGCACGGAACCCGTGCGCCGTCATTTCCCCGTGGAAGCCCAGACGCAGCAGCGCGGCCCGGATGGCGCCATCCGATAGCGGGTTTCCTGGATTGCGCGACGAATGGAACACATACGGCGTGTGTCCCGTCAGCGGACGCAGCGCCTGCAGGATCGCCACTGACTGCGTGCACAGCGGCACCAGATGGCTTTCCCACCCAGTACGCGTGATCTTGGTGTCTCCGGTGGCGCCCGCACGCTCTGGCGAGATATCCCACATAGGCGAGCCCCACCCCTTGCCATCAAGGTCGAACTCGTCCCACCTGGCCTGTTGCAGCTCGCTGGGGCGCTGGAACAACAGCGGAGATAGCTGCAGCAGACAACGGGTGACCATCTCGCCATTTTCGTAGCTCGACAGCGCCAGCATCAGGTCACCGAACCGTTGCGGGCTCGTGATGGCTGCGAAGTGGCCCGCCTTGGGCGTCAGCACCGCGCCCTTCATAGCCACGGTGGGATCGCTGGTGACTTTGCCGCACGCCATAGCCCAGCGGAACACCTGACCCATGATCCCGCGCAGGCGGCGTGCGGTCTCGGGCGCTCGCACTTCAACGCGGTTCAGGATGGCCAGGATTTCGGGCGGGATGATATCCGCGATGGGGCGCGTTCCGATCCACGGGAACACATCCTTTTCCAGCTTTTCGATGATCGACTTGACGTAGCCCTCGCTACGCCCTGCTCGCCGCTTCGATTGCCACAGCGTGCGGGCGATGCTCTCGAAGTCGTCCGCCATGGCGTTGGCCTTCAGCAGTTTGGCTTTCTTGCGCTCGGCGGCAGGGTCAAGGCCGGCATCGAGCTGCGCGCGGGCGGCCTGATGGTCCTGCCGTGCCTGGCGTGCGGACACGGCGGGATAGACGCCCAGGGCTAGTGTGGCCTGCTTGCCGTGGTAGCGATAGTCATAGCGCCAATACTTCGCACCGTTCGGCATCACAGCCAGATAGAGGCCTCCGCCGTCAGACAGCTTGACCTGTTTGTCTTGAGGCTTGGCGTTGCGCAGCGCAACGTCAGTCAACTTGGCAAACGCACCCAT